GTGGTTAAAGGTGTTAGCAACTTTCAATGGGGTGGAGATCACTATAGAAAATTACCTATTCAAGTATGGGATTTTATTGCTGCTAACAAACTAGATTATTTTCAAGGTAATGTAGTTAAGTATGTATCAAGATACAAAGAGAAAAATGGTTTAGAAGATTTAAGAAAAGCTCAACACTATATAGCTAAAATTATTGAAAACGAATATACAGAGGAAAAAATATGAACCAGTACCAACAGTACATAGCCTTATCAAGATACGCAAGATGGATACCAGAGGAAAACAGAAGGGAGACTTGGAAAGAAACAGTTGATAGATACATGCAAAATGTTGTATCTGATAAAGTAAGTAAGGATACTTACAAGCAACTAGAAGATGCAATCTATAGTCTCAATGTCATGCCTAGCATGAGAGCAATGATGACTGCTGGTCCAGCAATGGAACGAGATAACACTTGTGCTTACAACTGTAGCTACCTAGCAGTAGATGACCCTAAATGTTTTGATGAAGCAATGTTCATTCTTTTGTGTGGCACTGGTGTTGGATTTTCTGTTGAGCGTCAGTACATTAGTAAGCTACCAGAAGTACCAGATGAGCTGTACAAGAGCGATACTACTATAGTTGTTAGTGATAGTAAGGAAGGGTGGTCTAAAGCCCTTAGACAGCTAATCTCGTTGCTCTATGCAGGTGAGATACCTAAGTGGGATACACACAAAGTAAGACCAGCAGGTGCTAAGTTAAAAACATTTGGTGGTAGAGCATCTGGCCCAGAACCACTGGAGGATTTGTTTAGGTTTACTTGTGAAACATTTGTAGCAGCAAAAGGTAAGAAGCTATCTAGTATTCAATCCCATGACTTGATGTGTAAGATTGGAGAAGTAGTGGTAGTAGGTGGTGTTCGTAGGTCAGCTATGATCTCTTTATCTAACTTATCTGATGATCGTATGCGTCATGCTAAATCAGGTGATTGGTTTGTCTTAGATCCACAAAGAGGTTTAGCTAATAACTCTGTATCGTACACAGAGAAACCTGATATGGAAACTTTTCTTCGTGAATGGACTGCCCTGGTAGAGTCTAAGTCTGGTGAGCGTGGTATCTTTTCTCGTGTTGCATCTAAGAAGCAAGCTGCTAAGAATGGTAGACGAGAGCCTGACCATGAGTTTGGTACTAACCCTTGCTCTGAGATTATTTTAAGACCTAATCAGTTCTGTAATTTAACAGAGGTTGTAGTTAGGAATGATGATGACCTTGATACCTTAACTAACAAGACAAGACTAGCTACTATCTTAGGTACAATACAAGCCACCTATACTAAGTTCCCTTACCTAAGAAAGATCTGGCAACGAAACACAGAAGAAGAAAGATTGCTTGGTGTTAGTATGACAGGGATTATGGATAACAAGTTAGTATCTACAGGTAAAGATGCTAAAGAAATATTGGAGCAACTAAGAGATGTTTCTATACAAACTAATAAAGAGTTTAGTAAAAGACTGGGGATTCCACAATCTGCTGCTATTACTTGTGTTAAGCCCTCTGGTACTGTTAGCCAACTTGTTGATGCTAGTAGCGGGATTCATACTAGACATAGCCAGTTTTATATACGTACGGTTAGAGGTGACAACAAAGACCCCCTCACAAGATTCTTAATAGATAGTGGTGTACCAGCAGAACCTTGTGTTATGAAGCCTGATACTACTACTGTGTTTAGCTTTCCTACTAAAGCACCTAAAGGTTGTGTTACTAGAGATGACTTAAATGCTATTGAACAACTAGAAGTATGGTTGATGTATCAAAGACATTGGTGTGAGCATAAGCCCTCAGTTACTATTACTGTACGAGAGCATGAGTGGCTAGAAGTAGGAGCCTGGGTATTTAAAAACTTTGATGAAATGAGTGGTGTATCATTCCTTCCTCATAGCGACCACTCTTACAAGCAAGCACCCTATCAAGAAATAGAACAAGACGAATACAAAGAACTTAATAAGTTGATGCCTAAAGATATTGATTGGGAGAAACTATCTGAGTACGAAGTAGAAGATACTACTGTTGGTTCACAAACTTTAGCCTGTTCTGGTGATAGCTGTGAAGTTGTAGATATAGGAGCATAAAGAAAGGGGGCAATTAAGCCCCCTCTTTTTTTACTTACTTTTTTTCTTTTTACGAGCTTTCGTTAATAAAGATTTTGCTTTATCAGTTACTGGGCCCTTAGTTTTTTTCTTTTTTGTAGTTCCATACATTTTCATAATTACATACTCCCTTTGGCTTTTAGTTTAGCTTTCTTACTTAAATTTTTAAAATGATATAGCTTTACTGAGGTTTTAGTATGATTTTTATTGCTGTGTAAATCACCATTAGGCATCTTATGTGTATTACCTGTAAATAAAGTACCATCTTTTTTATAATGCTTTTGGTTTTTCATGCGTTTTTCTTCTTTTTCTTTTTAGGAAAACCAGCTTTCATATTTGCATAAGCCGCAGGTGAGATTGTTGATTTCTTTTTAGTTCTGCTTGTACCTTTCTTTTTTCTTGCGTTAATATTAGCGTACAATCCTTTAGTCATATTAACTCCTCTTACCATTTAGTTTTGTTAGCCCAGTAAGCTGCTGACATTTTACCTTTTGCTATATTCTTACCATGTCTAGCTTTAAATGATTTGCGTTTAGCTTTCATTCTAGCAGACTCACCAGCTTTAGGTTTACCAGCAGTCTTAGCACCTTGTTCACCAAACCTAATAGTCTTAACTTTATCACCTTCTTTAGCTACAACTACATGAGATTTTTTAGGGTGGTTAGGTGTACGCTTTGGTTTGTTATAACCTGATACACCTATTCGTTTTAGTACAGAATCTTTTGGCA